GTACCCATGCTGCGACACGCGGATCAGACATGTCAATGTCTGCCGCCATACCAATTTCGTGCAGCGAAGTACCTGGTACCGCAACTGGGGGGGCACTGTTGAATGGCTTCTTCATCCAGTTAGCGCCGTAGAATTGTTTAACTTTATAATATTTGCCGTCGTAAGAGTCTTTGTACTGTGTTACACCTGCAGGTGCTACTTGATACCTCTCTAAGAAAAGTTTTGCTTGCTCATCAGTAGACCGCCTACCACTGACTAGGTTAATATCTAGTCCGGCTTCTGCCATTGCTCTGTCTGCCATGCTGTTTACGGCTTTCCTTAGCGCCCTGTTCAGTTCTTTAAATTCACCAGTGTCTTGAATCGTGTGCTCTTGTTTACGACTGTATTGAGTTTCAAGAAAAGTGTCAGTGTAGGTAGCTGCAAGTCCAGTTCTAAATTCGTCAAATTGGCCAGGAGTCCAAACCGCTACTGGAGGTGATTCTGGTATGGCTGGGGGAGCAGCAGGAGGTGGACCAGCAGGTGTACCAGCTGGTACAGTAGACATACTACTCCCAGTAACCGGTGTACTAGAACTACGTGGGGTCCATATTGAGGACGAAAAATCATCGCTGGTATTTGGGTCGCCTAGTACTTTGCCTAAACCACCGAGAATAGCTCCACCAGCCAACCACCCAATTCCACCGGTAGCGACACCTAACCCCAACATTCCGATTCCAGCAGCTCCTGCCATACCACCAAGAAGCTTTTGACCAACTCTTCCACTGGTTCTTGCGCCAATTATTCCTTCCATTGCATGCTCAAACTTAGCCATCACGTCGGTAAGGCGTTGTGTCTGACGTTCTAATTTTGCGTAAGCATCCGCCTGGTCTCTATAAAACTGCTCTTCGCGCTTCCCACGACGACGTTGAGTTTCCTCAGCTTCCATAGCAAAGGTATCATCGATACCCATAAGCTTACGATCTTCTTCTTTTGTTGGATCGTATGTGCCTTTTCCACCGCGCTTACGAAATGCTGCGTTTGATTGTGCAAATCTAAGAACCTGTTCCTGCATGTCGCCAGTAACACCCATTTGAGATAGTGTTGCACGCGATACAGAACCTGGAGCCATAGCCGATGCGGCGAGCTTGGGGTCCATTAGTCCAGCTCGCTTAGCCATGCTTTCAATCAAAGATTGAGCGGACCGTTGTTTACCACCAGGCCCAATTAAACTCATACCAGTCATCATGAACATTTTGTTGACTGTTTCTGGGTCAGCCATACTCTCAATAATCCCAGTAGCTCCAGCAGCATCCATGGTAAACCCGCTAAGAGTTCTCATCATTTCAACGCTTCGGGCCTGACCTGCAGCATTTATACCAGTCCTGGCCTGTAGGTCCAGCATTTCGTTAATACCGTTAACTCCAAGTTTATACTGGGTTAGTGGCATTCTTAGGTTGTTCATTACTCCGCTTTGGCTCATGCCTGTGAGCTGCTGCATCACTAGTGTGCTTTTATCTGCGGCTAGTGAGTACCCTCTACCAGCGTCAACACGCTTGTCAATTGCACTAACAATTTGTGAACCAAGACTTCCAATTATTGTTGCTATGTTTCCTGCACCAAGACCACCCGCTCCCACCTGAGCAGCTCCACCAATTACCCCAGTTCCACCGGAACCGAGTACCCCCGGAACGCCTGGGAATGTTCCAGGGTTAGCTCCTCTAAAAAATGAACCTGCTACCCCCTGTAGTCCAGCAATACCAGCTGGGGCACCTCCCGCAGCTGCAACGGCGTTTGGTGCTGGTGTTACAGGTGCTGGGTGACTTGGTTTGGAACCTGCTACTGGAGTGCTGCCGACGCTTAGCTGTCCACCACCAGCACCGCCCCCACCTCCACCTTGACCCCCACTCCAATGCGCGGATTGGTCGTACACTTGTACGAGACCCATCTCCTTTAGTTGGCGCATGGCCTTCACAGCCTGACCCAGGCTTGTCGCTAGGCGTTTACCTTCCTCAGACGCTTTTTTAAGGGCTTCCGTAATGTTACGTAAGTCGGTGGTGTCAGCGTTAATACCAACTTCAGCCTTAGCCATAGACTGAGTTTCTTTTGAAACCATTTTCTGGATTTCATCATCATTTGCCATTAACCACCACCTCCATCCGTTAGTCGCCACTTAGCCATACGAAACCAAAAATCTCTTTGCCGGACACTCATGTCCCGTATGTCGTTTAAACTAAACCCTTTGTAGACAGAGGCTACGCCTTCGTATTCCCAGTATATACTTTTTAGATTAGGCGAGTAAAAGGGATACCCAGTCGATATTGATGTTTATATCAGCGCCACAATGTACGCACTGGGTATTCACCTCCCCAAGCTTGGGCCCTACTTTTGGTGAAAGTAGGGCTCTTAGTACTAGGTTTCTATCGTTCATAGATAGGTTCTTAGCCCACTCTTCGTTGTACAGAGAATCTCTGTGATCCGGCCAAACAACACAACGAGAAATTAAAATTGTACTCTGTTGAGCTGTTGTTTCAGCTTTGCCCATAGCAATGTTGTCGGAACCAACTGGGTACTTAAACTTTACCTTGTTGCCATTTTTGAATGTTACCTCAAATGGCTCTCTCAAATTTCCCTCATATTCTTGAATTGGGAAGTCTTTGTCAAGTTCAATAGTTATCAAGTTTGGTGTTTTACAAGCGTTACACGGGTAGTTAAACGTGCGCTCAGGACCATAAGTAGCTTTGATAATACCCAACAAAAGGGTGTCTCTGTCACCGGTAATTAATTCTTCAATCAACGCCTTGTGGCCTTGGATCAGGGTGTCTCCAATTCTCACAGTAGCTCTGCTGACCAACTGGTTGACGTACATTGCGTACGTTATAGTTTTGTTGCTTTCAAGAGAAGCTAAAAACTCCTCATCCTTGCCAGTTAGCTCTCGCACCTCTGCCGTTGTTTGCCATTGACCGGTATTTGGATTTATCAAGCCCCTATGAAGTTCAACAATAACTGTCTCTGGTGTAGCTATTGATGGAGCGGGGTCTTTAAATGCGTGGTCTAACGACTCAACTTCTATTGATTTTTCCAATTTGTTCTCCTTATTTAGTTAAATCAGTTAACGCTTGCTAGAGCAGTAATATCAGTCTCTGTCCATGCAAGTTTAAACCCCTCGTGGTGAACAGTCAATTGTTGTACAACAATCCCAGAGTCACCAGCTGAGAGGTCACTCAGTGTGTAGGCTCCTGGCCAGCAGTTGAACAGTTTAATTCCAAGACGAGGCTTACCAAGGTTGGTTGCTGCTGAACTAACAACCCCAGATTCCTGGTAGGTTCCTACTGAGTGTGGGTGGTCAAAAACCCGCACCAAAATGTGGCACCGATAGTCATTTCCGTTGGCAACTGTTGAGTTTGAACCCGAGTTACCAGCGGCCTGGTTCCAAGAGTGAATAAACTCAGACCACTTCCAGAGGTGGCTTTGCTCAGCAATTACACCACGACTGAATGTTACTGGTCCAAAGTCGGATTGGCCGACTAGCTTATGTGTGTGGGTGTTCATGCCACCCTCACGGTAACCAACCATTTGGTGCTGGACTGAAACACCAGTCATAGCAGCAAACCCAAGATCTCCAATGCCGTTAAGGACAGTAGCGAGTCGTGTGTTACTAGTTGGTTGAATTTGTACTTGGAACTTAAAGTTCCTTACCGGATCTGTGCTCGCTGAACGTGCCATTTAATCATCTCTCCTTATCAGAGTGTCTCTGTTGCGTTTGAACCACCGGTCCATTGGGACAGGTTTATTACCACAAATTCGGCTGGATATTGCAGGGCAACACCAACCTCGATATGTACTTCACCATTATCAACGGTTACAGACGTGTTGTTTGACGCATCACAAATTACGTAGTAAGCCTCTGAAGCATTCTTGCCCTTAAGACCACCTTGGCGCCAGAACTCCCCAAGTAGTGCAGAGACAGACCCAGTAATCTGGTCCCAAAGTCGAGAGTCGTTTGGCTCAAACACAGCAGACTCAGTACCTTCTTTAAGAACTTGTTTCAAGTAGTTTAAAGTTCTACGTGCAGAGATGAACTTACCAGGAGCTGCCTTGTCTAGAGTGCGAGCTCCATTGATAATGATTCCACCACCAGGAACAGTCTTCAATACGTTAACGTTGTAGGTTGAGTAAAGCGTACCTGTTTGAGCTTCGGTAAATGAAGTACCAAGGCCCAGTGAGTTACGAACAGTAACGTTGTACCCAGCTGGGCTCTTAGCTACGTTGCGCTCAATCTCGGTGCGAACATACACTCCAGCGATTGCACCACCTGGTGCAGTTGCCCTAACTGCTCCCGGTCCAGTCTTAGAGGGGTCAACCATGGTTAGATGTGGGTAGTACACAGCTCCGTAGTTTGAACTAGTGTAGCTTCCTACTACTGAACCACCAATGGTAGACACATCAACAGCGGTCATGTCTGGGTCGATAATCACAAAGGAGTTTCCTCGGGATTCTGCCTTTGCAAGGAACTGGTTAATAACAGTTGCTGAAGTTTTATTAACGGCGTTAAGTAGTAACACACCCTCTACTGAATCAAGCTGGCCAAGGGCCGTCACGTAGTCGGTATCCTGCACTGCGCTTCCGTTTGAACCACTTGCAAACGTGGTTGCTACTGAGTTATATATCCAGTAAGCGTTGGCTACAATTCCTGAACCAGCGGCAACGTTTGTGATGTAGCTTGAGTAGTTATTAAGGATAGTAACAAAGTACCGACTACTAGCGATGTCTGGAGACAGATCATTCCATCTCTCTACTTCTATACCACTCAACTTAACTACCAAGTTAAATGTAGGCATAACCGTTGACGAGGCTGCGGTATTTCCGTTTGAGAATTCAAGGGTAAGGTTGTTACCCCAAGAACCCTTGCTCTTTGCAGAAGCAGTAAACAACGAGGCTGATGCTTGACCAGAACCATTGGGATAGTAGGCAACTGTGGCTGTTGCGGTTACAGCAGTGCTACCAATAACTCTGGTGATCCATGCGTCTCTACCACCGTTTGCAAAGTAATGGTAAACAGCAAATCCAAGATCAGAGGTCTGTGAAAGATCACCATATAGTGTCTTGTACTCAGACCATGACTGCACTAGGGTTGCGGCTGAGGGTCCTCGAGGTGCTTCACCAAAGAAGGCAGCCGCTGATCTTGAGGTTACTCCTCTACGCACCTTCGGCAAGAATGCCGATTCGGATACGTATACTCCTGGATTCTTATATTCAGGCATTTAAAACTCCTCTGAAATTTGGGGTGTTAGGGTGTGAATTGCCGTATCGTTATCATATATATTACCAACTACAGATGCTACCTTCTTGACAGGTGTTAGGTCTGTTGCAGCTATCTCAGCGTTCATTTGTATTGTAAACATCTTTCTAAATATGCGTTTTCTATAACCAGATTCTCTGTCCAATAAGTCAGACGTAGACCACGACAGTAAATCAAACCTTCTAATAGTACCATCTTCAGGTATTTCTATAAAGCCCTGCCTAAAGGGCACTACTCTGCGGAGTATTTTACTTGAAAGTTGTCTGTCGTGTAGAGCACTTCTGGTGTGAGTAGTTATTTGATATACCAGGTTAACTGGTATAAACGAGTGTACAGATAAAATAGTAGAGTTATTAACCATAGAAGACATTTCAGATGCGGTCAGTTCTGATGGGTAATAATTAATGTAATTAGACTTACTTGATGCCGAAACGCTATTGCTGTAATACAGCGTAGTTTCAGACAGCTGTCTACGGGTGTCGTGGGACATGCCCACCATTTCAACAGTTATAAACGGATATGCCTTTTCGGTTTCTCCCTCTGGGTACCTAAAGAACACCTGAACTGCTCGGTTGGCGTCTCTGTCATCAGAAACAGTTAAGTTGCTAAATCGGTTTTTAACCGCAGCATCTTCTGCAAGCAAGAACCCCTTATTTGGCATGACCACTACCTCTCGATAGTCCTAATTTATAGAGTTCTTCTTTAATTAATGGAACTAACTTTTCCTGAGCCCGGATGGAAGCCATACGTATAACAGGTGCTGGTGGTAGTTCTGGGGTACCGTACTCCAACAGTGTCGCATCGGGGTGTGGCGAGTGAATATTAACTACCATTTTTTCTTTATCAAATTCAACAATTATTGTGTTGGCTACGTCGCCCCAGTCGGCAGCAGCATCTTGGCGTACTTCCTTCTGGTACTCGGCAACGGCCCTATCCACAGCATTGTGGAACTCACCTAGTTTAGAAATAAGACTATGAACAGCCCATGGCATTCTGGGCTTTGGTTTAGATACTTGAACGTCAGAACTGAAATCAGAAGACACAGATTTAGAATTCCCAATCATTGGGTCTCCTTACAGTTCTAGGCGTTGGATGCTATGGCGCTCGCCATAACTATCTTAATTTTACCCTATTTGAGGTAAGGATGTAGGCCATGGAAGGTTGTTACTGCTGAGTGTTGGGAATGTATCGTCGTTGACAAACTCTTGGTCAACGTACAGTTCTTGACCTTGTAAGAGGACAAATACTTCCTCTTTTAGACGCCCTCTAACCCGGTAATCAAAGACTGAATAGAATCTACCATCGTAGGAAAACACATCGTTTAGATGTTCTCTATATTCCCATACGTGTGATACACCAGCATCTCGCATAGCTTTTATTGGTATAAAAGCGTCAATAGTCTCTAGAGTTAAACGGCCTTCAGGGATAGACCTACGTTGATCCTCAGCCTCTGAAACTAGAAGCACCGGCAAGATAACACCAGGCTTGTATTTACGCCCACCTATACCTGATGGTGCTTCATCGTACACGTCATCATAAACACTGTTTAGTGCTGCAGAGGTTCCGAGAGGAACAAATTCGTACCAGACAACAAATTCTTCCCCAGCCTCTTTGTGGCGTTTGTTAAAGTGTTTGTTTATTAACGAAAGTTCGGTATGAAGATTCATTAGTGGAAAGCGTTAGTAGTAGCGCCTGACGGCGGGGTTGTGTCAATATAAACATCTTCACGAAGTCGATCACCCTTAGTTTCAGGGGTAACAGTTCCATCGTCAATTTCTGGCCATAGCCGCTCCATAGGGGAGAAGTCGCCAAGCTCTTTCTGCTTGTACAGGGGGACAAGCCTGTTGGTTGTTCTAGACACTCTTCGCAAATTCATAACTTCAAGACGGTCAAAACCAATGTTTAGATTTGCTGCGTGTCGTGCGTATTCCCTTTCCCACTGAGATAGTAGTCCTTGTACCATTCTAAATCTCTGGCTTGCTGGTATATGAACTGACTCAGAAGTAATGACGTCAATGTCTCGGCTATACTCTGTCATCAGCGCCCACAGACACTCACAAATTGCAGATATACCGATAGTGTTAATCACAACATCAGCTAACTGGTCAACAGAGAGGTGGATAGTATGTAGATGCTTTTCTAAAGCTCTTTTGGTATAGAAAGAAAGATCAGTGGGCGTAACCCACTCGTAGTAATAGCCTTCTACCAGCACTTTTGTCCCTGACGCATACGTGTTAGCTAAACGCAGTATTCCGTTGCGCTCATCAAGAGAGTACTGAGAGGCACTTAAGGCAGACGCAGACCCAGATCCAGTGGTGTAGACGGCAACCCATAAGGATTCTGAATCGACGTTGATATGGCTTAAATCATAAGTTCTTCCGACAACATCAAAGGATGTTTGAAAGAACTTAGGGAAATCCCTGAGATAAGTTCTTGCAATATTTTCAATGTCTGCTAATGTTGCCATGGTATAAGTTTACCTTATGACGGAGTGTCTGCCGAGTCCTTGCCTGGGACGGTTTTTTGTATAGGTTGGTTTAACGCAGGCTGCTCTACACGCATAGACGGAACAGCGGTTACCTTCCTTAACTTAATCTGGTCGGCAGTGCCAGATGGCTTAGGCAGTTTTTCTGTCATTTTGCTCTTATAAACCAGCGCATACTGATATTTGGTGGCAAATGGGTTATTGGGGTTGAAGCACCAGTTGTTCCTGTGTTTGCGTCTGACGGCCCACCAGTTGAAGATAATTGGTTTACAACGGAACCACTTGTTCCTGAGTGGGTAGGAGTGGCAAACACATGGGTGTGCCCGGAGTGCTCAGTGGTGTTGAGAGTGTAGTGTACCTGCATTCCTTGACCAACAATTCCTGTTAGCCCATCTGCAACTAAATCAGCGGTAGCTGACCCAGGTACTACATAACCCTTTAACCACCCGGTAGTTCCAGGGTATAGAACTCCAGCAATTGCTTGTCCAAGCCTAGTAACAAACCCAATACCTTCTGACGGCGTTTCGTCTTGACCACCCAAGGGTTGGTGGCTGTGTTGCCCACCATTGACAGTGGTGCCAGAACCATGACCATGGGCAATATTGTGCGTGTGATCACCAATTGTGTGGGTGTGCGACCCAAGACTGTGAGTGTGGCTGGGCAAGTTGCCCGAACCGATGGTTATTGTTGAACTTCCACTAATGGCTCCCGCCGTAGAGTTACCAGTAACAAATTTTGATGTCTCAGAGTACAGGTTTGGAAGGCTAAATTGGGTAGCTGTTTGAGGTCCGTAAGTGTCGCCTAAAAGATTGTGCAACTCAGCATACGACTCTTTTGAGACCGACTGACCGTTACACTCTAGCCAAAACGTTTTATTAGCAGGGTTAGGGCTAGCGACGTTACTTGGCCACATAATGATTGACCCAATAGGTGTTACTGAACCCGAGTCATCACTTAAAAGAAGCTCAATCCATGCCCCATCACGCTTAACGTACACACCTGATGAGCTAGTGCCAACAGAGTTTTTATAGTAAAAATCACCATCCAAACCAATGCCGTTTGATGGCACCACGTTTCCACGGAGGCTTGTGGTAGATGGGACGTTTACACGTTTGTCAACAATGTTGGCATTTGACGGGGATGTTGTTCCTTGACGGAACACCATAGCCAAAACAACGTCATTTTCTGTTATGTACGTAGCTGTGTTAATTCCATCAGTAGTTACCAAACGGGCTGCTGACTTGGGGTACGTTGGGTTTGTAACATTTTGTACACCGTCAATAATAGTGATAGATGCTGTGTTTGCTGAGGGTGTGCATCTAACAACAACAGCATCAAATCTATACCCAGATGATGGGCCAGTGTTTAGTGGTTTACTAGCATCACCAAAAACTTCGTATACTACTCCTCTAAGGGCTACAAAACCACTAGCGATGGCAAGGAACCCAGATGACGTTGAGGCAGTTACTGCACACCCAGACAATACACCAGTCGACCTATCACCCAAAATTTCAAAATCAAGTGAGTCTGGTTCCGCTTGATCAAGGGCAATAAATTTATTACCGTCAACATCAGTTGCGTTAGGGATTATGTAAGGCATTTACACCTCAAGCCATAGTGTCGTAAATGTTTCCGTTTGCACGAAGGTAGTTAAACAGATCTTTTGGAAGCTTGTAGGTTTTGCCGTCCTTAAAGTCAAATTTTGTTAGTCCCCAAATCATGAGCCATGTTCCCTTTACTCGGGCCTTAACGAAATCTCCGTCCGTGCTAGAAACGGTAACGGGCTCTTCAATTACTACTTCGTCCTGCTCTTCAGCAGGTTCTGCCCAATTTGTTGTGGTTGTAATTTTACGAGGCATTGTGTTCTCCTTTTGGTTTTACCATATACAGCAATATGGTGGGGGAATTATCCCCCACCATACTACAGCATCTGAACGCTAGGTTCAGGAAATTGCGCCACCGAATGTGTTTAGAATTACTCGGCTTTCGTGGGTGATTACACCGAATCCCCAAATGGCGTACCAGGCAAGACCATGCTCACGACCGAAGTCAATGACACCACCGTCACGAAGCTCAACCGGGAGGCTGATTGCGTGACCGAAAGCGTTGTCACCGATCATAATGGCGTTAAAAGAGTTGGGGTTTTCCTGGAAGCCAGCGCTAGCGCTGGTGTCTAAAGTTGATCCCAATCCGAACAGAGGGGAGGTAGCAGCAGTGGCATCCAGACCCTTCTTAACCTGAGTGGTTTCAATGAAAACTACGTCGTACAGACGACCGATTTCACCAAGCATGAAGTTGCCGGGGGCAGCGTACTTGGTGACTTCGATGAACTCAGGCCAGTCACGGAGTGAGCGGCTCTGACTTGGGTGTACGAAGCAGACATAAGTGTCGCCCAAACGGGGGATGTTCTGGCCGGCGAGAACCTCAACTGCGTCCTTGATGGACGCGGGGCTGAGGAAACCGGGGGCAGAAGCGGTACCAACGTCACCGCCGTCGTAGGGGCTGATTGAGCCACGGGCTGCAACAGCGGTACGACCAAACACAACGCTTGGAGGTACAGCTGCTCCACCACCGAACGGTACACCGTTCTTGTAGAGGGTGTTGCGAGCCTGGATGTCCATGCTCTGAGCCATGTGG